GATCTCGTCGGAAACATTATTAAGTGTGAGGCGAAGAAGTCCCGTCTAACCAAAGAAGGTTCCAAGATTGAGACTCGCTTGTTCTTTGATGAGCGTGGTCTTGAAAAATACTACGGTATGCTAGAATTGGGAGAACGTGCTGGAATCTGGAAGAATGTCGCTGGTCGCTACGAAGTCAATGGTAAAAAAGTTTATGGTAAAGAAATTCTTAAAAATCCTGAGCAGTACTTTACTGACGAAGTAATGGCAAAACTTGAGGAACAATCAGCAATTGAATTTCTTTATGGGGTAAGTAATGACGGAGAAGATTGAACAATCAATCTTGAGAAATCTGCTTTGTAATGAAGAGTACTACCGAAAGGTAGTTCCTTTTCTCAAAGCAGATTATTTTCAAGAAATAGATGAGAGAGTTATTTTTGAAGAGATTCAAGAGTTCTCTGTTAAGTATGAAAAACTTCCCACCAAGGAAGTGTTAGAAATTAATCTGCAGAGTAGAAATGATCTCACTGAAGATGTTTATAAAGAAAGTATTACGAAGATCAATCAATTCAGTACCGATTGGGTTGACCAAGATTGGCTTGTCAACAGCACAGAAAAGTGGTGTAAAGATCGGGCCATATACAACGCCTTACTCCAGTCAATCAAAATTGCTGAAGGGGCAGATAAAAATCTATCAAGAGATGCTATCCCGTCCATCCTTCAAGAGGCCCTGGCAGTATCGTTTGATGAATATATCGGACACGATTACATAGATAATGCTGAGCAACGCTATGAGTATTATCATAGAGATGAGGCAAAAATTCCTTTTGATCTTGAGAAATTTAATCTCATTACTAAGGGAGGTATTCCAAACAAAACTCTTAATGTTGCTCTTGCCGGAACTGGCGTTGGCAAATCTTTGTTCATGTGCCACTGTGCTGCCAACTGTTTATCTCAAGGGAAGAATGTTCTTTACATTACTCTTGAGATGGCAGAAGAAAAAATTGCTGAACGTATTGACGCCAATTTACTTAACGTAAATATTAAAGATATTTGCGCCATTCCTGAATCAGTATTTACTTCACGGGTTCAGCAGATTGGACAGAAGACAAAAGGTAAACTTATCATCAAAGAATATCCAACTGCTTCTGCTCATGCTGGGCACTTTAAAGCATTACTCAGTGACCTATCACTCAAGAAAGATTTTCGTCCGAACATTATCTTTATTGACTATCTAAACATATGTGCTTCATCCAGATATAAAGGACATATTGTAAACTCTTACACCTACGTCAAAGCAATTGCTGAAGAACTACGGGGCTTGGCTGTAGAAAATGATGTCCCACTTGTTACTGCTACTCAAACTACTCGTTCGGGTTTTTGCTTGGAATTGAAAACACAAGTTCAAACACTACAAGGACTGAAAGATATTTCTAATATTCAAGTTGGAGATTTGGTTCTTTCTAGTACTGGTTATAATGAAGTATTGAATATTTTCTCTAAAACTAAAAAGAAATCTTATAAGATTACTTTGGAAGATGGTAAAGAAATTATTTGTAGTGAAGATCACTTGTTCCCAACTAAAAATGGGGAATTAAATATTACGGGGGGTCTAGAAGAGGGAATGTGTCTTTATGTGAAGGAATAGTGTGTGTAAGTTATACTTCTTATAAATAATAGTAGTATAACTTACTGATATGAAAGTAAAAATTTATCTAATTATCAACACAGCAGTCAATCCACATTTGTATTATGTTGGACTGACTAAAAATGAATTGGATAGAAGATTGCAAGAACATATTACTCTCGGAAGGCACGAAGGTAATAAACTTCTGTCTGATGCTATTATTGAATATGGCAAAAGAAACTTTACTATTGGAGTCATAGAAGAAGTTGATGAAAGTGAAGCAAGAATGAAAGAGGATTATTATATTCGTAAATATAAATCTCATTATATTGATGGGTGTGGATATAATATGAGATATGAAACTTGTAATTATGAGAAACATTATCATGGAGCAAATCAAGAGCAAATACAAGAGAATATTAAAAATGGAAGATCTTGGAATTATGGAATAAGTTTTTCTTCACAATCAAAAGAAAAAATGGGAAAAACTAAAAAACATAGATATTCTCTTGGACTTTATAAAAAGTTTAATACAAATCATTCACAAGAAACGAAGGATAAAATTGCAGAAAGTAAGAGGGGGAAAAAATTATCACAAGATCATAAAAATAAAATATCAAAATGTTCTTTTGGTAGAACTTGGATACACAATAAAAATTTAAAAGAACGAAAGTTTATCAAAAAAGAAGAAATAAGTCCATACTTACAAAATGGGTGGGAAAATGGAAAGGGTGTTATTTGGATGAATAATGGTGTAGAATGTATGTGTGCTGACGTTTGGAACTATCAAAGTTTTATTTCTTGCGGATATGTTAATGGGAGAATACAAAAATGACTAAAACACAATGGGAAGTTTGAACTAAATGTTACTAAAAAAAATTCTAAAAATTGAAGAACTTGACGAAAGGGAAATGGTGGATATTGAAGTATCTGGAAATCACTTGTTCTATGCGAATGATATTCTAACTCATAATAGTTCATCTGACGTTGATCTTACCGATACTTCTGAGTCCTTTGGTCTTCCTGCTACAGCAGACTTTATGTTTGCTCTTATTGCTACGGAAGAACTTGATCAGTCTGGTAGGATTATGGTTAAACAACTCAAGAACCGATACAATGACCCCACCTACTACCGAAAGTTCACGGTGGGTATTGACAGAGCCAAGATGAAGCTGTATAATGTAGAGGATTCTGAAGGTGATCTTGTTGCCGACAAGGCAGAAGAACCGTATGAATATTTGGAAGAAGCTTCCAACAAACAAAACCGTTCCGATAAATTTTCTAAATTTGTAATTTAACTTATGTCTGATACTATTGTATTTCAACGTTACGAAGAATTTGTAGATGCTGTTACCAGCGATGCTTCTAAAGATTTTTGTTCCCTGGCTGATCGTCTTGTTGAACTGGATTCTAAGGGTGCCAATATTGAACGATTGCTCACTGCTGGTGTTGGTATTAATGCTGAAGGTGGTGAGTTTCTTGAGATTATTAAGAAGATGGTTTTTCAAGGGAAACCATTCAACGAAGATAACCGAGAGCATATGATTATTGAACTCGGTGATATCATGTGGTATGTTGCTCAAGCAACACAGGCTCTTGGAGTTTCGTTTAATGAAGTCATTGAACGTAATGTGAGGAAGCTTGAGAAGCGTTATCCTGGGGGAGCGTTTGACATTTATTACTCAGAGCATCGTGCGGAGGATGACCTGTAATTATGAAAAAATTAATAAAGTATTGGGAAAGCAGACCACTCACCCGAAAAGGATGGATTGATCTGTATGTTTCTTATCTAAAAAGAATCCCTGAGAGACATTACTTTCCAATCTTTGTAATTCTTTCTCTATACTTTGTTGTTCCTTATAGTGAATTTGTAGTTACGGCAATAGCACCCCTATACTTTATCTTTGAGAAGCAAGTTCGTTGGGTTGCTGGAATACTTCCACTCCCAAATTATTTAAGAATAGGTGGTTCTATTATCTTCTTTCTTGTGATGATAGATGATTATTTGTTTTATTTTGCTATAATTGCATTTCTTTATTGGAGTGCCAAGCAAGTAAAGAAGCCAGATGAGATTGAAGACGATCTCTAAATAGAAATGATAGAGTTCAAGTCTCTGTTATATTTTTGAGGTGTATCACACTTGAACCATCAAAATGACACAAAGGTTCTAATTTTTATAAATAAATTAGAACTTAATTAATTTTTTATTATGCCATACAAAGACAAAGCAAAACAACGGGAAGCCCAAAAACTTTGGGCTCAAAAACAATCTGATGAATTTAAAAAAATTAAATACTTAAGAGAATATGATAATAAAAAATTGATGGTTCAAAAATTAAATCAATTAAAATTAGATAGGGGTTGTTGTGAGTTGTGCGGAGATTATCATCCGCCGTGTTGTTTTGATTTTCATCATACTGATGAACTGAATAAAAAAGGAGAAGTTTCTAAACTTGCTTCAAAAGGATACAAGTGGGAAACTATTCAAAAAGAAATTGATAAATGTATCATGCTTTGTGCTCCTTGTCACAGAAAAATACACGCTAAATTATTAATAGTATTGGAGAATAGCACCGATGGTCGGTAAATCGTCTTGAAAACGATGCCAGGGTAACACCTGATAGTTCAATTCTATTATTCTCCGTTTAACACAAAGCATTAATGAAATCTTTTAAACAGTTACGTCAAGAAACCTTTCAAGAAAGATATACTATTAAAGAAATCTTTCAAGAAGGAGATATTATCATGAATGTTAATACTGGGGAGAAAGGAAAAATTATTCGTCCTGGTGTTAATTATGTAATAGCCGTAACCGAATCGGGAAAAATGTTTCGTGCCTGGGTAAGAGATATTCGTGAAGTCAATCTCAATGAAACATAAATAAAAAGAGAAAACATAATCTTTAAAGATGGAACGACAGAACCCAACGACACAAGTTCAACATAATGATGCTTTTTCAAAAGCCTTGATTGCGTCGGCATCAAGGTATCTCGGTGAGGAATCAATTCCGTCACTTGAAAAGAAAACAGATCTTGATGATTTTTCAACAAAGGATCCTAAAGAAAAAGCTGCTCCCGCAGATCCAGCAATTGTTTTAGCTACTGGTAGTGGCCCCAAACAATCTCATGGTGCCGAAATCAAATATACTAACGTAGTTAAAAAAGAAGAAATTGAGTTGATGCCTGATGAGTTATTTGGCACAACTTACGAAGCAGTATTAGAAACTGGCGAAACTATTATCATTGAAAAAGAAAAAGGACTTGACGGCAAAGCTTGTTGGAAAGGATACAAGCAAATGGGAACTAAAAAG